TTCACGCGGACATGATACTTGGCCCCCATGCGGATAGGCACATGATGATGTTAAAGAACGATAACAACGTTGTTTGCGCAACAAGGATCGAACCCCCTCTTCATCCACCTGGCCAAGAAAAAATAGTTATGGATTTTGGAATATGGCCGGAAGATTTAAAACTAGAAGAATTTAATAAGTTTGTACTGAACAACGGATCAGATAAAATAACGAATAGTATATTTGCTCCTTGGTTGATAAAAAAGGAACAACACTTGTGTCATGACCCAATATTTCTTTCGGTTTTTGAGGATGCCGATCTTTTTAGAAGAATGAAGTTGTGCGGTTACGAACTAATTCAATCGTGGTCTGCGATGGTGTATCACTTGACCTGTAGGGGAGGACAATTCGCAGACGCAAGGGTGTTGGAAGATTTCAATCATAAGGATCCGCAATGGATGACTAATAATATGATCTCCATGTATGAATACATCAGAAAGTGGGGTTCTTTCATAAAACACTCCGAAACGCTAGATCCAATACCAAACATTAAATACAATTTGGGGATAGAGGTTAAAAGGTGCGAAGAGCATCGCATACTCAATTTAATTGAACCTTACTTTGATCACATTAAAATTGATGTTGATCCTGAAGAGTATTGCAAGCAGATGCAGCAGTACACATCTTTTGATTTAAAAGATAAATTCGTTCAGAAACTGGATGACGACATTGTGCTCATTGCGAATTACAAGGACATAATAAATCCCGATAACTTTTTCCAACCGCTACTTGGAAAATTACAGGACATTATTCACGAGGAAGTGGAGGGCCCAGGAACTTACGAACTTTACCCGTTCTGGCTAAATGTTAAATCAAAAAAATCAAAACAACCAAAATTAAGATTATGTTAACTCAAGAGGACATTACGGTAATAATACCGTCTTACAATAATTTAAGGCATTTAAAGAATGTTTACGCTTCTTTATTGAGGCATGCCCCGATCTTTGCTTCCTCTGGATCCATTTTTATTTTATGAAATTAACTAAGATATATGTTAAACAAAGTCCACTAGGATTATTCTATTTAGGAAAAACTACTCTCAATAATCATGATAGTTATTTAGGATCCGGCAAATATTGGAAGCTACATATAAAAAAACATAATTTATGTCCTAAAGATATCAAGACATGGATATTACATGAAACAGAGGATAGAGATGATCTAATTAAAATAGGACTATATTATTCTAAAATATTTAACGTAGTTGATAGCGAAAATTGGGCAAATTTAAAAGAAGAAACAGGTGATGGAGGAATTACGGTAAAAGACCAATGGAAAGGAGAGAAAAATCATTTTTTTAATAAGGGATATAAACAATTAGGAGAAAAAAATCCTATGTATAAAAAAGGATACTTAATTTCAAGAGAAAAACATCCACTATATGGTAAAAAAAATCCAAAGTGGGGAGAAATTGCTAAAAGAAAAAGAAAACCCATAGATCAATTTGATTTATATGGTAATTTTATAAAAACATGGGAAGGTATGAGAGAAGCAGCAAGACATTTATGTATAAAGCATTCAACGATATCTGCTATATGTAGAAATAAAAAAGAATCAATAAACGGATATACTTTTAAATACAATAAATAAAAAATATGAATCAAAAAAATATTACTTTGGTAATACCTGGTTATAACAATTTAAGGCACTTAAAAAACTGTTATGCTTCTATAAAAAAACACGCTTCTGATATTAAATTAGTATTATTGGATGACGGATCGACTGACGGAACTTTTGAGTGGATAAGTTCTTTAAATGATTCTAATATCACAAGTATCTATAGATCTGAAAAAAGATTAGGTCATGTTATACTTTACGATAAAGGGATTGATTTAGCTGAAACTGAAATAGTTGGAATATTTCATTGCGATATGATAATGGGACCTAATTATATAGAAAATGTCCTTAAACACCTTCAAAAAGAGACCGTTGTTTGTGGTACTAGAATAGAGCCCCCGTTACATCCGCCAGGTAAAGAAAAGATAATACAAAATTTTGGTATGGATTTTGATGATTTGAACATCGAAGCTTTCGAAGAGTACTCTGTAAAAGCTCAAGAGGAATTTAAAGATCAAACTTCAGATGGGATGTTTGCACCATGGATTATATATAAAGAGGACTTCGTTGCAATGGGAGGACATGACGCCTTATTCGCGCCATTCCCTTACGAAGATTCTGATATCTTTCAAAGATGGATATTACACGGATACGAATTAATCCAATCAAGGGACTCTTTCGTATATCATTTAACTTGTAGAGGTCATAGATTCGTAGAAGAGATTGGTAAAGACGACGATTACTTTAAACAAGCGAGCAACAAAGCGGCTAGGAATTATTTAAGAAAGTGGGGAAGTTGGATAAAGAACGACGATTACCAGTGCCCAATAATTCCGAAAAAATACGACGTTGGGATAGTGTTTAATCCTTCAGATAAGTATGATAACACCATCATTCAAAAAATTGCTTTTTCTGAACCTTTCTGTAGTAATTTGTACGTGAACTATCAGTACGAAGTGGATAATTACTTGAAGTTAGAACAACCGAACACTTTGATGGATTTGAGCAAGCGCGTTCTGGTTAAATCAGAGACTCAACCGCACAACGATGTTTTGATATACATTAATCCTCAATTAATTAATCATGATTCTGTATTCGTGCTCCAAAATATTCAGAGCATACTTTTTGATTCTGGAGATGTGGGAGAGTTCGAATTATTGGGCATGAAACTGATCATAAACAAGCTTGAACCGATTGAAATGCCCATAAAACCCATGTTTTCAACAATATAACATTGATATTTATTACCAAAGACAATGGCAACCACACCACAGCAAGCAACAAGGTACTCAGTGAACGTGACCGTGGACGGTCAGAGGGTTACAGTGCCCCTACAATTTGAAGTAGAGGACTCGCCGACCAAAAAGGGAATTAACATGCAGTTCGTTCTGCCAAAAGATAAAGTGCAAGACCCAAGAAAAAAACAAGAGTTCTCCAATAAAATTTCAGTTGCATTGCAAAAAAAATTTGGTGAAGCTGGAATCCCCGTGGATTACAACGAAAGGAACGCTTACGTCAACGTTGCATCGTTCATAGTGCCCATAAACGCAATTGCGGATTGGCTAATGAAAACGCTCAAGGGAGAATAAAAATGCCCGATAACTTTTTAATAGATAGATCAAAGTTAAGACCTAGCATATTCGGTCCTCCCCAAATTCAAGCGAAATACGTTGAAATCATGAGGGACGCGATAGACACCGATGCCGTTGGAAGAGTAATGACTCCTGGGTACCCGCAATACGGAAACATACCGACAGCCCCAGGAGCTCCGCCCCTACCGCCACATTATTCATTAGCGTGGTCATCAGCAGATCCGACAGCCCCAGGAGCCCCGCCCCTACCGACACCTTATTTATTAGCGTGGTCATCAGCAGATTCAACCGATTTAATAGTTACTGAGGACGGAAATAATTATATACTAGTGTACGAATAAAATGTAAAAAATGCCAGTAACAGGATCTTTAACGATATCACGATTACCGAATGTTACGTCCCTGAATCCAACGGATTTAATTCCCGTTGTTGCATCGGGAGTGACTTCCAACATACAGTACAAAAACGTAATTCCGGCAACGGCCTCTTACGCTTTAACCGCCTCTTACGTTTTGAACGGAGGCGGTTCTGGGGGTGGTGACGGCGCGATAGGCGTTTTGGGAAGTACATTGTATTCAAGTGGATCTTCCCTTTTTAGCGGTAGCGTAACAGTGAGCGGAAGCGTATTGGTTACGGGTTCAGTGAACGTAACGACTGCCATAAATTTAAAACCCCAAAGTCCTTTGCCAACGGGTACAACAGGTAGCCTGGCGACTTCAGGTAGTCACTTGTACTTTTACAACGGTACCGGTTCAAATTCCGGATGGGCGTTGGTAATATAAAAAAAATTAACGTTATGAAAAAATCTCAACAGAGAAAGGTAATCAGAGCAATATTTGATAATGCTGCCGAGTTAACAGAATCTCAGCTTAAAGATTCCCAAATTTTAAAGGGCTTATTAAAGGTAGAGTGCCCAAAGGCGATACAGGATGCAATAGAAAACAAAAAATCTTTTGCGTGCGTATTTGAAATAAACAACTCGAATAGTTTTATTGAGATACACAAAAATTATTGGGCTGATGTTTTGGGAAAATGTTTAAATTGGTACTTGGAGGACGGTACTGAGGATTACGAGACGTGCAATCACATATCAAAGATGATAGATTCCCTAAAAACTCACAAAAAGTAAATTATGGCACTCGAACAATACAGCGGCATACAATTAGCGGTAGATCACTTACTTGGGGCAAAATCAACAATAAGACGAAAGAAAAGAACCCAATCGGATAGAAAGAAAGAAACTTTCTTTTTAATAGTAACGTTGATGGAAGAGACCATAGTAAGATCGAACATAGCTTATCACGATTTACAATTGGACCTTTTTAAATACGAAGAAAAATTTATGCAAGTCATAGACATGCTTATGTTTTTTGGTTTTGGAGAAGAGGCCGTGGAATTAATATCGTTTTATCTTTACGATAGACTTTCAGAGGACGGTAAAATAAATCCAATAAAAGACTCCAACGGTCATGACATATTACTTGAAAATCCGTACCAACTTTGGGATTTAATAGTTCAAATAAATCCAAAAATAAATAGTTGATACTTCATGAAGGGCATTAGGGCGAGGTACCAAAAAAAGTTACCTCACGAAGTTTCTAAGGCCATGGGATTTCCATACTTGGGATTACAATTTACCGAGGACGAAATAAGGGACTCCATGAAAAATTCAAGCACCATAAAGGGAGCTTGTACGTACATGGGGATCAATTTTAAAACTTGGGTAAAATACGCAAAACTTTATATAGACCCAGAAACGGGAAAGTCCCTTTACGAACTTCACAGAAAATACGGTAATCCAAATAAGGTAAGGCCAAGAAAAAATCCAGGGAATTTACCGAGACTTTACAAAAAACAAATAGATAACCTTCTCACTTACAGAAGGTGGACTAGTCCGACGAGAGTGGCCATCTTAAAAAGAATGCTCACCCTTCACGGTATGAACAAGGAGTACTGCGAACACTGCGGTTATCACGAAAAAAGGTTAAAGGACCAGAAACAACCGTTATTACTTCACTTTGTCGACGGTGACAGAAGAAATTGGCAGATAGAGAACATTCGTTGGCTTTGTTACAATTGCTATTTCATTCACGTATTTGATAGCTTCAGCGGTAGGGTGCTTAGAAACATGCAATCTTCGCCGATAGTCGGGGACGAAACCTCCTTTGAGTCGAATCTTTTATTCTACAACATAGACGAATCGGTTCTAAAGGAGATAGAAAATATGCAGGCTTTCTTGGATGAGGGACGTTACAAGGAGGAGGACGATTTGATAGACTACAAAACTCACGAAGAAAACGATTTGGCCGAACTTAAAAAAATGGTCGAATACATAAAACCCGAATTGGACGAGGACGAGGACGCACTCATAGATAGAAGAATTTAAATATATAATTTATTGGTAATCAATCCTATCTTACAATTCGTTGGTTACCAAGAAAAAAATTCTCCCCTGATAACCAATCGGTTACGATTGCGCCCTACTTGGATTTCACATAACTTATTGGTTTCCAATAAAAACTTTTTAAAAATATTTTTTTATTTTAAAAAAGCGTCGTATATTTACCCTGTATCAGTCAATAATCACTCAAATAAAGGTTTTATGTTAACATCTTACGAAATGGATCAGGAAAAACTTAAAAAAATGGCCCACCTCATTGGGTACCTGCAGGGATTCGTCAATACCATCCAATACTACAGCGATTTGGAGGATCTCAAGGCAAACGCAAAGAAAAAATTTGAAGAATCAGAAACAAAGTGGAAGGAATTACAATCAATTTAAAAAAAATAAAATATGAGCAAAATGTATTCGGTCGATGAGGAATTCATCATAGAGGACAGAAAGAACGGCACCATAAAAACTAAATTTTTGGACGGGCAAGTCACTTATGAATATAAACAAACCATAATTGACGACTCTAAGGCATTTTATAGTAAAAAATGTGATCTTAAAGACATCCTCGATAAAAAGTAAACAACCAAAATATGTATAAGTCAGTGTTCCCTCCCGTTTGTGTGTTCGGTCCGCACAGCAAAAAGTGGTACGTCATAGCGGACGGGAGGTGGAACGAAGTGGATAGGAATTACGATTGGGAAGAACTTTCTAAACTGTGGGAAAAAATAGTTTACGGTCCGATCGAAAGAAACGAAAAGAAAAAAACAAAGGCCATTTCATATTCTGTTGAGGGCAGCAGGGGGAATTCCTACGCTGTCGTGAACAGCGGAAACATTTGGACTTGTTCTTGCCCTGCCCACGGTTTCGGTAGGGGTAAGGAATGCAAGCACATATTGGCAATAAAATCAAAAAATAAGTCTACTTAAATGCAAGACAAATTGAAGATATACAGTACTACCGAACCCGAAGATATGTTGGGATTCAACGAATGGATGAATAAATTTAACGTAAGTACTTTGTATTTCGATAAAAATTCTAACCATCTGGCGGTAGAGATCATGAAACATTACAAATCCCAACCCGGATATTTGTACAAATTAGCTAAAATAATAAATGAAGATTATGAAGATAGTAAAATAGATTCCTGGTTCAGAAGTCTTGGAGGAATTTGAAAGTTATCATCCGGAACCCATAAGGTGGAGCCTTGAATATAAAAAACAATTCATAGGCAATAAAAATACAAAAGCAATTTACGTCAGACAACCAGAACCCGACCGCGAATACGTAGGAGAAATATTCCTTTCGTGGAATTCGGACAACGTGGTCGAAGTTTGCAGCATCACGGTTAAACCCCAATATCGCGGAAAAAATTATGGTAAATTATTGATAGCGATTGCCATGAATTGGGCAAGAACTCACAGATTTGAAATTATGGTGGGTGATGCCAGGGAGGGAGCCAGTTGGAACGCGTTTAAATACTTTGGAGCGTGGTCGGTATACAGAAACAAAAATTGGTCAAATACAGGAGAAACGTACGTACATTTTTTTATAAGCCTAAATACTGACAAACAAGGATGAAGAAAGCGAAAAAGAGTTTAATTAACATGACGACTGCTTACCAAATACTTTTTTGGTGCATATCAGAATACGGTAGAAGTAAACTAAACGGCAAATATCCCCACATAGAGTTCTTAAAAAAGAACGAAGAGGAGGATTTGTACGGGTACTTTGATGAAGTGGAAAGTACCATTTACATATACAAGAATAAAATGAACAGCCTTGAAAATTTGGCAAAAACCATAATTCACGAATACACCCACTACGTTAAGCACTCAATGGCCGAATACAAAGTGTTGTCCAAATACTTGAGTCACGAAAGGAATCCCCTGGAAATCGATGCTAGAAAGGTAGAAAGACAGGACTATGGAAAGTGTCTGAGATTTTTAAAGAATGAGCACGGAATTTATGAGTAAGCGAATGCTTGTGATATTTATTGTTGGAGTCGCCAGGGCCAAATAAAAATAGTTTGTGAATACGCAGTAGATCTACTGTAAAAGGTCGGGTAAAACTCTAAAAAATTAATCATTAAACTCGTATTTCACAAACTCCTTAGATCATGATTCTATTGCAGCTACCAACAGAGACAGTTAACAATTCATTTTTACAGTACGGAATTTTGGGAATAGTGGCGCTTTCACTGGCTTATTTTGCGTGGACTCAGTACAATAGATTGGTGGAGAAGAACGACACTCTGGAAAAGAAAATAGACAGACTTCAAGAGGAAATGTTAAAAATACTTGTCGAAGAAAGGGATAGAATGTCAGAGTTGATAGAAAATAACAGCAAGGCTCTAAGGGACCTGCACAGCACCATACTCACCTATTTGATTAAAATGGGAGCAAACGAAGAAGCAAATGAAGAACAAAAAGGCCCGGGCCCTAGAAAGGGAAGCAGACAAACTACTTAAAGCATATTCCACTCTTGAAAAGTGGAAATCAAACAGAAAAAATAAAAGTTACGATGAAATTATCCCGCGCAAAAAGAAGACGGATAAAAATAAAAGCGTGTAGTCAAAACGGGTCCAGTTGCGATTATCACATTGCTCTGTTCGGTTACCCGTGCAAATCGTGCTCCGTCCACAATAAAAAAACCAAAATCTCCCAGAAACTATTGGGCACTGTCAATTGAATTTGACGATGTTTCTATTATCCATTAATTTATAGTGAGACCATGAGCTCCCAATGAGCTCCAAATTTGAATGGTAACCAACGCTTTACAAACCGTTGAAAACCAATTAAATTTCATTCCATAATAGATTAATTTCCAAATTTTTATAACAGATTGATTATCAGGGAAGAATTTTTAAAAAAAGCTAAAATAAATTTTTTTCTTTCAAATAAACGCAGTATATTTACCCTGTATCACAATCAAAAATAAGTTATGAAATTTCTTCACACAACGCTTGATGCACTAAAATTGCAATTGGAGGCCGACAAGCACGCACAATTGGAATACAGCGATAACGTTTGCAAAAAACAGGTAGAGGGTCTCAATAAAAAAATTGCTTCTTGGTTCTTAAAAGAATTGGGAATCAGTAACGAGATCCATTTTTCCAGGGAAAATTTAAGGCTCATAGTAATACCGGGCACTTCTGTGGAAATTTACCTCAGAATTCCTTGGAGGGATTACGAAAAGGATACCGTAAAACCGAAAATCGAACTGAATTGGTACGGTTCAAGTTGCCGCGTGTGAGAGGACAAGCACACCCAGTATTTGGCCCTGTTGGGAAAAATCGCCCCGCACCTTCAAAAAATTGAGGACGAGTGCCGTCTGTGGTATTTGGAGTACGAGGGGTACAGAAAGGGATTGGTTCCTTTCTCCACTAAAGTGCGTGAGACAGAAAACGCAATACGCGACACTGAAAGGGCCATAAAGGCACAGGACATCGAATTGTACAAGAGGGTGGGGTTCAAGTGCGATTTGAAAAACGACACGGACACACGGAGAAATTACGAAATTGAGGGAAGTCCTTACGAATTTAAGGAGTACAAAAAGCACATTAAGTTGTACTACGGTTACGGTAAGCACGATTACATTCAAATCAATTCGTTTGAAATACTGATGGATTTGAAGCGGGGAAAATTGAGAATCAAATACAAGAACGAATACCATGGTCAGACCGAGGAATCGTTTTCCACGGTGGACGTGACCCCTAAATTTTTCGTACCGTTCATTCAAGAAGTTTACGATTTGCAAACTTGCGGCGCCGACGAAAAGAGGAAGCGGGAAATTTTAAGGTCGGAAATGTACAACAAGTAAGAATTTAGTTCTTTGAATAAAAAATATTAACGATCCGGGCCGGGCTCACATTCCTGGGCTGAGGGGTCCGGTACCAGGCCCCCTCGGAAACTAGGGAGTTAACGGATCGTTATTTTTAATGCATCGCAACTCACGTAGAAATGAAGACTTCTTAATAAAAAGGGTAGGACAGAACCTTAGCCTGCGAGTAAGTAAAAAAGTTGGGGAGCAGCTGTCTAACACATAGCTGTCTTTAAATAACCCTTGAAGCTATTAAGATGCGAAACTACCTGATTATTTCCCTGTAAGTGGGTACCGAACCTGAAATAGTGGTAGCGAGTAGGGCACCCATAATAATAATTTAATCAGCTCCCAAGGGTGAGCAGTTACGTTAAGAAAGACTAACGTAGGTACCCCCCGTTTGAGGGTGCCAGCTTTAAAGCGTAACTGAATGCAGAGGGACGGTCAGATGGCGGAATTGGTAGACGCACTGGGGAGATTAAACTTGGAAACATTTGTTAATCTTAATAGTTAATCCTCTTTATTTACGGGTTCGAATCCTGTTCTGACTACAAATACAAAACAAGAAATAGAAGACATTTTTAACCATCAAAAAAAGTAAACAATGAAAAAAATAGTTTTGAGCATCGGTCTGATCATGACCGTTTTATCCGTAGCAGTATCGCAAACCGTCGATAGTGCCAAATTAAAAGTTGACAGTACAGTAAAATTACAAACGGTGGCGCTACCCGATTCAGCAAAGTTGACAGCATACATGGTCTATTCGGACATCAAATCAAAGATTGAGGGCTTAGGCGCTGGATTAAAAATCGGTGCTGAACACATTTATTCTGTGTTTGTCAGACAACAATTGGTAAATTCCATTGTGTACTGCTCGTTTGCTATAGTATCATTTTTGACTCTATCATCATTTTTCAGAGGAGCCAAAAGAAAGGACGAACCTTGGAGTGATGAAAGTGGTGGTCCTACTAGTGTTGGTATTTTTAGAGTGATACAGATGATAATTGGAATAATCATGTTCATTCTCGTTCTCATATTTTCAAGGGACATCATAACAGGCTTTGTCAATCCGGAGTATGGCGCCATAAAAGAAATAATTGGATTCATAAAACAATAATTGTGTTTTTAAATGAAAATAAAATTAAAATTAAGGGAAGGTCAAAGTGTGTGGTTCACTAGCGACAGTCACTACCACCATCCGAACATTTGTTCGGCGACCACCAAGTGGATTAATCCAGTGACTATAAGAGAGTTTAAATCTTTGGAGCACATGAACGCTACGATTGTTGAAAACATCAACGAATTCGTGGGGCAGGATGACATACTGTTTCACTTGGGGGATTGGTCTTTTGGGGGGTTCGACAAGACCAGAGAATTCAGGGACAGGTTGGTGTGCAACAACATTCATTTGGTCCTTGGAAATCACGACGATCACATAGAAAAAAACAAGGACGGTATAAGAAGTTTGTTCGCTTCCGTTAATGAATACGTTGAATTGGAAGTTAACTACCCCTGGTTGGGCTCCGTAATTCACAATTTCGTTCTCATGCACTTTCCGATAGCGAGTTGGAATCACTTGACTAAGGGGCACATGCACCTTCACGGTCACTTGCACCTCAAGAAAAATGTTAGGGCGAATAAGGGAAAAATGATGGACGTTGGTGTAGACGGAAACGACATGTACCCAATCGGTTTAAAAGAAGTGGTGTCCATTCTTGGAAACAGACCTCTACAGGGAATGTTTGAATTCGATCACCACAAAAAATAAGTAAATAAAAGCTATGATAAACAATTTTGATTCTATATTTGATTTGATAACGTGCAGATTGGATCACTTAAAACCGGGGAATTCTATTTCGTGCAAATATTCAAAAGACGAAAGGACAATCCCCTCATGAAACAGGACTTGGTCACTATTGACAATTTCTTTGTGCAAGGAGCTTTTGATTTAAAAGAAAAGCAGGACAGAATAATAGAGGTGTGCGATCTTAATAACGCTAGGGCGTACATAAGATTGAACAGGCGCAGCGATAAAAAAGTTGCTTTGCAAACTCTTAGATTAATGGCAGAGAACATAGCTGCAGAACAGTACGACATAAAGAATTGTTATTTGAGTTGTTGTGGTCAGTTTCATTCGGAAGACAACCATAAAACTTGGTTGATAGACGTCGATGACAAGGACTATGAAGGCATGGACCAAGAATTGGCAAAAGAGGCACAACTAAAAATGCTTTCCTTGGCCCAAGAACTCATAAAGTGGACGGGTCGGGACAGTAGAATGAGAGTATTACCGACCAAAAACGGTTACCACGCGGTGTGCAGGCCATTTAACCTTAAAGCGTTCAGAGAGAGCTATCCGCACCACCCGGACGTGCATAAGGACAATCCAGTTCTTTTGTATTGTCCATAAAATAAAAGTTATGACTCAAAAGATGGTATCGCAAGAGTTAATAGAACAGATGAACAAACAATTCTTGGGAAAAAGAATTTCTGTGGAAGGGGACGTTGGTGTGGTCAGTGGCACTTGCCAATTCATGGGTTACAATTTAACTTTCCCAAGTTGGGGTTTTCAAGTGACCGTGGACAGAATGCCGGTCACCAATGTAAAATTAAAGTCTATAAAATTAATAGATTAAAAAATGGAAAACGTTAATAGTTGCTGCTTTGTAGCGAAAATAAGTGAATTAAAACCCATAGAGGGTGCCGACATGATCGAAATGGCGATCATTGAGGGTTGGAATTGCATAACCCAAAAGGGTAATTACAAATCGGGGGATTTGGTGGGTTGCGCGACTACGGACGCGGTGATACCCGAAGAATTGGCGGAAAAAATGAATGTGACCGGTTATCTAAGAAAGGGAAACCGAGTTAGAACGGTCAAATTGAGGGGAGTTTACTCTGAGTGCTTGATAATTCCAATGTCGTATGTACCGAATTCGCAGAGTTTCAAAGAGGGTTCTGATCTCATGAAAGCCCTTGGCGTATTTAAGTACGAACCTCCTGTTAAAAACATTCAATTGACATCAGGAAAGAAAATAAGATACCACGAAAATCCAAATTTTTTGGTGTATTACAAATTTCCAAACATTAAGAATGTGCCTGGAATGTTCACCAAAGAGGACGAAGTTCAAATTACCAGAAAATTGCACGGTACTAATGCAAGGTACGGCATAGTGAAAAAAACAAAGTTGTCGTTCTTGGACAGAATAAAGAAATTCCTGTACAAATACGTTAATCACACGCCCGAATCGTGGAAGTTTGTGGATTACGATTTTGTGGTTGGATCCCACAACGTGGAAAAGGGTTCTGATTCTCAAGGATTCTACGATACCAACGTGTGGTTCGATGTTGCCAAAAAATACAGTTTGAAGGAAAAACTTTGGAACTATGTAATGTTGTTGGAAGATGAGGGTTTGCTGGGCTCTGGCTTCGTCATTTACGGAGAGATATACGGTCCAGGAATTCAGGCCAATTACGATTACGGTTTGAAAGAAATAGAATTTGCTGTGTTTGATACTTGGTTTAACGGGGAATACTTGGATGTGTACGATACTGCATTCATAGTTGATTTCATATTGAATTTGCCTTTAGTGCCGGTTCTTTATACGGGACCGTGGAGTCAAGAAGTGCAGGACAAGTTTCTATTGAATAACTTTGTTGAGGGCACAAAAGTACCCCACGAGGGAATAGTGATTAAACATATTTCCGGTGCTAGGGAAAAAGTGGCGAAGGTCATAAATCCTCAGTACGCGGTATTTTCCGAAAAGAACAACGTTGGGGATTCACACTAAAAAATAATAACATGGGTGACATCAAAACAAAAAATTTCAGTTCGCTTGACAAACTAAACAAGTTCGTTAAGGAGAATTCCGCGAAAGTAATAAACGTACAGAGCGTGACGGTTTCCGTTAACACTGGATTGCCCCCTACCTAAGGGAGGTTCTTTCTATTGCGACGAGGAACAATTCAAACTTTTTTACCAATTACCAGTTTGGAAATTGGAAGAAATACACGAGCCATGATTGACCTAGAAAAATTAAAAGCTTTTTTTGACAGCGAAGAGGGAAAGGAGTTCAATAAAAATTTTGTAAAAAAGCTTGAGATGGAAAGAACTCACACCGATAGGTGGACAGAGAAGTTTAAACTTTGGGCAGAATCATTTGGATTGGACGCAGCGATAGAAAAATTGCTTCAAAAGTACTATTCAAAGAAATACGTCGCAGGGGAATATAAGTTGGGGTACGAACCACGGGAGCCATTAATTTGGGTCCTGTGGGAGTACGCCGTTAAGTACGGTAAAAAGTGCAGAGCGAAGAAGTACGCCAACACGTTCACTTCAGAAATGTATTACGTTGGTTCGTACGTCATTCAACTCATGCACGGTCAGGGATCGGTAATTAGATTGGACAAAATTAAAGAAAGGCAAAATGGCAAAAAAGTGCAAAGTTTGTAAAGAGGACCTCCACCCCGTAAGGGTGAAATTGGGTTACGACACATGCGTTAAACACTCAAAATCGGAAAGGTACGCTGGAATAATTTCTGGGACCGAGGACGATAACTTTGAGCTATACATAGTAAAGGATCAGGAATCAGCAAAGTACCTAAAGGAACTTTCTCCGGTGTACGAGTAGCATATTTATAACTACATAATAGTTGAAAATGAATTACATCAGTCCTGTAGCGTACGCAGAAACACTAAATACCTTTAGGGGAAATTACACAAATTTAAAGGAATCCGACGAAGATAATATTTGTTTGGACGCCAAACAGCACGA